AATGACCGACTGGTTGCCATCACGCCTTGGACTCTGAATGAGTTCGTGGTGTTTATGCGTAACAGCATCTTCTACGCCAATGTAGGCGTTGGGTCGTATACCTCTGGGGATGCAGCTACTGAGCCAGACTCCTACGTCAAGTCCCTGGCTACAGATATTGGATGTATTGCCAAGAAGTCCGTAGTCCAGGCGGGTGGCGGTATCTTCTTCCTGTCCGATAATGGGGTCTATGTGGCTAACCCGGCTTCCTCTGGATCGGCTGGTACTAGCGCCTCAACCCCAGAAGGGATGCGTCTCCTTACCATCGCAGAGCCTCTGTCCTCCCCTATTTCGGACATCATTGAGCGTATCAACTACAACTATGTTGATAAAGCCGTAGCGACCTACTTCGAGAACCGTTACTATCTGGCTGTGCCGTTGGACTCCTCTACGGTCAATAATGCCGTATTGGTCTATAACTTCGTTAACAAGGCTTGGGAGTCCGTAGACACCTATCCTGCCGGGTTTGACATCAAGGCGTTCCATATCGCCAAGAAGGGCAACCGTCGCCGCCTGTTCGCTATCGACCAGCAGGAAGGCGTTTACCTTATGGAGAGCCTGGAGTGGGACGAGTATGGTAGTATTAACCCTGGAACTCCAGTTTTAGATGCCTCCGCTTCTAAGTTAGACTCTGTTGGTTGCACATTGTCATCTGCTACATTTACTCCTGTTTCCATCAGCGGTGTCCTTACGACCCGTGCATACGCCTTCGATACTAACCGTGAGAAACGGTTCTCTAGCGTACAGGCTGACATCTCTATGACCGTTGGCGCGGATATGTATATCGACCTTCTGGTAGTAAACCCAGACAGCACGACCCGGCTGAACTCTTTTTTTGCCGATGCTAACGAAGATTACCTTCTTCGACTCCCTGCTCGCAAATCTGGGTATTACGCCCAAGTTCAGTATACGGTAAACGCATACAGACCTTCTATCCGATCTACAACCATCCAAGCACTCATCCCAGGTCAAATGACCGCATCTAAAAAATAATGGCTCAAATCCAATCCGGGAATCTATCCCCATTTACTTCTGGTCAAGTCCTTACGGCAGCTGACCTAAACTCTCACGTCAGTAGCGCAACGCTCTTGGCTGGGGTTATTACAGACCAGACAAACATCACGGCTAATACGGTTGCCTCTGGTGACTCTATTCTGCTGTACGACCTGTCTGCCACGGCCTTGCGTGAGGCTAGTATCTCTGATGTGCTTGGTTCTAATCTACCTGTCACAACATCCGCTATTACGGCAGGGGCGAATAGTGACATCCTTGTAACGCCTAATGATGCTACGATTGTTACTGGACAAGCGTACACTTCTGGTGACGGGCTAACTGTTACAGTTACTTCCACGGCTCACCTTCTTACTGTTGGACAAGTTATTCTAGTCAGCGCCGCTGGGACTGGTTACAATGGCACATTCCGAGTGGCTACTGTCGCTACGAACTCGTTCACTTATGTGATGACCACAGCGGCTACCGCTGGCTCTGGTACACTTTCGTACACCAAGAAAGGGCTTGTTAAAAACCCTGCAAACGAGTCGGTTGCCGGAAACCTGTATGTTGACGGTTCTACGGCAGTTGCTGGATCTGAGTATGTTGCTGGGAGTCTTACTGTTGCTGGCGCTACCACGCTTGCTGGTGCGACCACGCTTGCTGGTGCGACCACGGCTTCTGGTACTTTTACATCTAGCGGTACTGCTAATTTTACGGGTGCTTTACAAGTCAACGGAACTGTTGGCTATGTGTTGACTGAGATTGTGGAAGAAACAATGACTCCGTATACTGCTACAGTTGCAGGAGTTTTTACTGCTGTCTGGACTTCAACCGCATTTGTTAAACCCTCTGAGGAAATCTGGGTGTTTGAAACCGTTTCTGCTCATAGTGGTATTGCTGGATGGAGTTACGATTTTGCTTTTAGATATGGAAGTCAAACAGCCCTAAGTGGACAGTATCTTTCATATAATGCCCAATTTGACTCAGGCAACTCGGCCGTTAAAACCTTTAATGTAATTACAAATAGATGGGTTGTTCCTGCTGGAACTGCTATTGCGTCTGATACAGTTAAGGTAGATGTATATGCTGGAAATGCCAGTCAGATGACATTGTTTCAAACTACAATGCCAGTTACAAACATTACTGGCGGTTCTGGCGGAACGATTGCCCCTTCCAAGTTCCGCATCTACAAATACAAAACTGCTTAATGCTCCTGTCCGAACTAACTTCCTTCATTGATGCGAACCGCTACAAGGGTCGCAGGGAGGCGTTTGGCATTATTGACACCAAGAACTACCTACGCTGGGCGTTCCTGCACGACTACCTGTTCGTAGCGTATGATGAAAGCCGTATCTCTGGCGTAGGCGTGGCGTACCCCATTGAGACACCTTACACGGGGGACGAGTCAGCCCTCACAGCCTTTAACCGGATCCCGGTAGAGCAGGAAGCCGATAAGGAACTCTGCATTATGGACTGGTGCGCCTTAGACACGGCAGGGCGTGTTGGCCTTGTCCAGCGATTTAAGACCCGCTTTCCGAACTGGGAAAACCAGCGTAAATGGGGTATCCAATTTGATAAAGTCAACGAACTCTCTAATCAATACATTAACCTAATCCACACAATCTAATGGGCGGCAAAGCAAAAACTCCAGCACCTAATCCAGAGGCTGATTATCGACAGTATCTTGCTGAGGGTAGTAATGCTCTCAGCGCCCAAGACCAACTCCTGCGTAAGCAAGTTGACCTTGAGTCTGGCCTTCAGCCCCTCCTTACGGCACAGCAGATGGCAAGCCTCAAGGGGCAGTCTCAAGGGCTACTTGGGCTGTATGGTGACCTGTACAACCCGGCTCAAGCATTCCAGCAGCGTTACGCCAATGACCAAATCTCTATGCTTGGTGGCCTTGGTGCGGGCGCTACTCAAGCCTCCATTGGTTCTCTAGATCCGACCACCCGTGGCATCTACAGCACCTTTGGCAACCAGGCTCTGTCCGATCTACAGATGGGCAGTTCCCTTAACCAACAGGAAAATACTCAAGCCCAACAAGCAGCCCGTGCAGCTGCCCAATCTCGTGGTCTTCAGTTCAGCCGTCAAGGTAGCGACCTGGAGGTTCTGAATACCTACAATATGGGTCAGAAGCGTCTCAAGGAACGCCAAGGGGTTGCCTTGCAAGCCTATGGTCTAGGTCAACAGCAACAGGCATTCGGCGCTCAGACTTATCTAACACCGGCCTACAACGCCTCTCAGCCTTATAGTTTGGCTGGTATGGTTGGAGGCGCTCAAGCCGGGTATGGATCTCTTGGCTCATCTTCGTTCCTTACTCCAGAGTCTCAGTATATGGCTAACATCCGGGCTAACCGCATCCAGATGGAAACCTCTATCCAAGCCGCCAACGCCCAGCGTTCTGGTGCTATCTGGGGTGGTGTTGCTCAAGGTGTCGGTTCTATTCTCCAAGGCAAGTGTTGGGTTGCCCGTGAAGTCTATGGCACGACTAACCCAGAGTGGATTGTCTTCCGCAACTGGCTTGAGTCTGAAGCCCCAGAATGGCTCGACACGCTGTACACTGAGGAAGGTGAACGCTTTGCGGCCTTCATCTCTGATAAGCCTATCCTTAAATCCATCATCAAGATGGCTATGGATATGGTGGTCAAACCCCGCCTTAATCTCCTTACCGCCTAATGGCATCTCCTTTCGCTAAGTATCAGTCTGAACAGGTTCAACAGATTGCCCCTGGCTTCATTGAGGCTTACGGCAATGCAGGACGATCTATTGGTCAAGGTATTGCTGCTGTTGGCGCTGGCGTAGGCAAAGCAATGGAGGACGCTGATAAGAAGGCTGCCGAAGAAGCCAAGCTGCGTGGCTCACTAGCCCCATACCTAAAGAACGACCAACGAGTCCAAGCCGTTGAAGGGATGATTCGTGGTGGAACGCTTGTAAAGAAAGATGACGGTACTGTTGAAGTTAATCCGATCTATAAAGACGTTTGGGATGGGGCTAAGGCAAAGCCCATTATGGATTTCTACAACCAGACTGGTGGCGACGGCTCTAAGTTGACTGGCACTGCTTTGACCAAGTTCGCTACTGAGTTTGAAGCACAGCAGAAGTATGACGCAGCACAGTCAGCCAAAGCAGACAAGGAAGTTGAGCGCCAAAAGACGCTTGCTGAAATTGAAAAGTTAAAGGCTGATGCAGCGGAGAAGATGGCTGGTACGGCTGCTAATGCTGTTGTCGCTGGATACGCTTCTGGAACTCCGTTTGCCCCTCAACCGACTGCTCCTCTGGGCTATACGCCACAAGCACAACCTGGT